GGTGCTTTTGGCGTATGGGTCCGACTTCAACTTTCTAAACTCCATGACCAGCTTTTCGTTCGGGTCGATCAATTCTCCTTTACACTTTTCACAGTAGCGCGCCGCAATGTCGTTTTGATGTCCGCAATTAACGCACTCTTTAGATGCCCATCTATGTTCGCATCTGGCATGGGTTCCGGCGGCTAAGAATTGACCGTTGCAGCGCCTCCCAAAATGGGATGGTATTTCTAGTTTCACGCCTGCCAGGTCGGCAAAGTATCCATCTTTCGTTATATGGAATTGATCAGGGTTCGGGCGGCCCGAGAAGTCGTTTATATAATTACAGTCGGGGCATTCAACTTCGGCACCGCCTACCACCTTTGTGGATTTATAAGCTTTAATATTCGGATTAAATACATCGCCATCGGGGCAGTGCCGTTCGATGTTCTCCGCGTAGTCCAAAACCAGGCAGTCTTGTTTGCCGGCATCGATGCGCAACCCGCGCCCTATAATTTGTTGCATCAACCCGACAGACTCGGTGGCGCGCAATATAGCAATAACATCGACGTGACTGGCATCGAAGCCGGTGGTTAGCACGGAGACGTTGACCAAGTATTTTATCTGCCGGGCTTTGAAAGCCTTTAGTATCTGTTCGCGTTCAGGCTTTGGCGTTTCACCCGTCACTAGGGCGCTGTTCCCGCGTGGTAGGCTTTGCATGACCTCCTTTGCGTGGGGCACGGTTGCAGCAAAGATCATTACGCCTTTGCGCCCAGCGGACAGCTCGACCACCTCGGCAATGATGGCAGCTGTTTTCCGGCCTTCACCTTCAAACGCTTGTTCAACCTGGCGGGCATCAAATTTGCCCATGCTGTTCAATTCCAAGCCGGTGGTGTCATAACCAGCGTGGCGCTCGGTAGTCGGTGGCGTTAGATAGCTTTGATCGATTAATTCTTTCGCGCCTATTTTGAACACCAGCTTTTTAAAATATGGTTCTACTGTTTCGTGTTCCGGTATCGCTCTGCCATTTTCATCGAGCTGATATATGTATCCGCTTCCAAGGCGGTATGGCGTGGCAGACAATCCCAGCACACGCAGCTGAGGGTTCTTTTCGCGCAGATCATTAATGATGAATTTAATTGTGGGTGTTATACCGTGGGCTTCATCGACAATAACGGCTGCAAAGTTTTTAAACCGTTCCAAGCTGTTTTTAACAGTGCCAGGCGTCCCGAATACGACATAGTGTTCAAGGCTCTTTTGTCCTGTCGATGCGCTGTACAGGCTTGCCATACCGCCGGCTGCAATGTATTTGCCGTGGTTTTGTTCGACCAGTTCTTTGGATGGTGCTAAGCAAAGCACCCGTTTTTTGCTGGTTTCGTGAATCCATTGCGCAAGCTCTGCGATGATGTGCGATTTTCCCGCACCCGTTGCCGCATCGATGATGCAGGGGTCATAACATTTAGAAAGAAAAGCTTTCGCGGCATCGACGGCGTTCTGTTGGTATGGTCTTAACATTTCTTGCCCCAGTTTTCGCCCGCGCGAATTCTACACGCCTGCGCTTTGCTGATTTTAAAATAATAGGAAAGTTCTGCCAGATCGCATTTATGCTGCAATCGACGGAACGAGCGGAGCGCGCCGGGTGTCATTATGCGCGGATTGCTTCTCATCTAAGCAACCGCCGCAAGATATTCGTCATGGAATGCTTTTAGTTTGGGCAGTGTTTTGTCAATATATTGCTGACTAAAAAAGACCATTTCCGTATCAAATTTAAACCGGTTCCATTGAATGAAATACGCTGTCGTTCGCTCGCTGCAAAACATTTCGTACTGAACCTGCGCATAATAGTGCGGCAGGTGCGCCAAGCTTTTAAATTCAGGGTTTGGATTTTCACGCAAACCAAACGGGCATTTAATTTCGGCGATGGCATCTGCGCCAATTAATCCATCTGGTGACGCGCCGAGCCAATCGTATTCCGGGTGAACTATAAACCCGCATTCTTTAATAGTTATTCCTGTTTCAAGCTCAAAATCAAAGACCGCGTTTTCCTCGTTCCGGCTTCCATATTCGGTAGCGACGTTGCCGGTAAAAGTTGACTGACCTAGGATTGAGCGCATGGCGTCTTTGTTACTAGACCACGGATTAACGCCAAGGATTGCACCAATCTGCGAGCCAGTGACCCGGCCTTTGCGGGCGTCAAACCATTCTTGTGAAAGCTGTTCCATTGTTTTTACCTCGAAAAAAAAGGCCCCGAGGGGCCGTATTATCAGAAGGGAATATCTTCGGCGGCTACGGGTGCAGCGGGTGCGGATTGGGCAGAGTTGACCGGCGATACTGCCATGACCCAGTTTCCTGACTTATCGTCTATCTCCCATAGACCGAGCTTGATTGCCATCGGCTTATTGGATAACGCGGAGCTTAGTTGGCTGTCACCGGGTTCGGTGCCGTTGCGCATTAAGTCGCCGCCGGCGTTTGCATCGATAGCGGCGAGCATCTTTAAAGCACGGTCGCGTTTAGTTTTATCTTGCTCTTTTACGCGGATCTTATGGAATATTTTGCGGCCCTTATGTTCGCCGTCTAGCACTACCCAGCGGGCCGAGACAAACGAATCGCCCTGGTATTCGTCCCATTTAATTTCATCAATTGCCGCCACTACCTGAGTATTGGCGGGAATGGGCTTAATCTGAACATTGCTGTCAAATGAAGTTGCGGCTGATACTGTTTTTCCGTCTGAAAGATCAAAAAATGACATAATTATTTACCTTCTTTATTATAAGCGGCGAGTGCCGGGATATATTGAGTGAGCGGGTTTTCGTTCTTTGGTACAAATACATTTTCTGTAATGCCGTAACGGTTCTTGCTAACGTTCGACGCAGTTGCGTAGGTTACCAATAGTCGGCTGCCGTCTGACGTGGCTTTTTTCTTGTCGCCGTCGCCGCTGGTGTACGTCTGGAGCTTTAAGAAGCCAACTATGTCTACGTCATCGACGTATGGTGCTACAGAGCGTTTGCCGAGCCGCAGATTGTATCGAGTATATGGATCCATGTCTGGCAGTTCGATTGTCTCGGTATCGGCGTGCGCGATATAGACAATGGCAATGTTTTTATCGGCATTGATCTTTGACATCAATTTGCCAACCCGGTGGTGCAGTGTAGCTACTGCGCCAAGCCCTGCGCCATATCCGCCTAAAGCCTGGTTGATAGACTTCGGCTTCTTTGGGTCGCTGTCGATAACGTTCTGCATGAAGATGCGTTCGAGCGCCGTTACTGAATCGATGATGATCGTTTTGTATTTGTGTTCTTCTTTATATAGTGCGGTCATCTGTTCGATTAGCTGTTCCAGTGATGTTACCACCGGTAGCGCGTCGGGCCGTATGGAAGCCGGCACACCCTGTAAGCCATCTTCGGCCCGTATTACTATAGGGTTTGGGAATGTCGCCGCCAGGGACGTTTTACCCAGCCCTGAGTCGCCGCAGATGGTGACTATCGGCATCCGGTCGACTGGTTTCGTTGCTTGCTCTAATATTGACATGGTTTGTTTCTCTCTTTCCTAATTGAGGTTCGCACTTTAAAGCAATATATTAAGGGTTGCAACAACTTTTTTTGTATATATACTGCAATCACACACACGAACTATATAAGACGGGATGATACGAAATGACACTTAAACAGTTACAGCAGCGGCTTAAGCCGTTGAACCTCAAATACGTGGCCAGAGCAACAGGCATCAGTTACTCCACTATATATAACCTGGCTAATGGCGGGCAGCGTGTTTCGTTTCCAGTCGTTCAGCAGTTAATAGAGTGGCTAGAGGAGCAGGCCAATGAATCAGTTTGATTATCTCGACGCAGGATTCAGAATCTTCGGCCTCCATGGCGTTGATGCCAAGGGCAGCTGTGAATGCGGCAACCCGCACTGTAATGCCATTCTAAAACATCCGCGCACCTCGGCTTGGCAGCATACGCCGAACTGGTCAGACGAGCAGCTCGACACAATGGAAACGATGGGCCAGTTTAATACCGGGTTCGGCGTTCTAGTTGACGAACATATCGTTATAGACATTGACCCACGCAATGGCGGCTCCGAGGCATACGCGAAGCTCTGCAAGGATTTGAACCTGGACTTTAAAGCATTATCCGGGTTTGTCGTTGCAACCGGCGGCGGTGGTTGGCATATCTATTTTAAAAAGCCTTTAGCCTTGGCGCTGGCAGGACACCATGCTGATTACGAAGGCATTGATTTTAAATCATCTGGCTACGTTGTCGGGTGCGGATCGTTGCATAAGAGCGGCTCTTTATATGAAGCTGAGAAAGGACATCCGGACGACATCGCAGAGGCACCCGCCGAGCTGTTGGCATTACTGGAAAAGCCGGAACATATCCGGGCGGAATTTCGCGGCCAGCAAGTGGATCTGTCAGCCGATGATTTGGGTGCGATGCTTCAATGTATCGATGCGAATTGCAGTTACGAGCAATGGATTAAAATAGGGATGGCATTGCACCATGCCACTACGGGCACGGGCTGCGCGATTTGGGATACATGGAGCGCAACGGGCGAAGATTACGCGGGCAGCGAAAAAATCGGTCAGCATTGGCATTCGTTCGGGAAATCCGCGTCACTGGTAACGGTCGGAACCCTGGTTCATTTCGCGGAGCAAGGTGGATACCAGTCAACCGTTACTTTCGAGACTGATCTGGTTTACGACGAGCCATTGAGCGACGAAAATATTGATCTACTGCGCCCGCCAGGCTTTGTAGGCAAGCTGGTGGAATGGATCAACGGGCAGTGCCGGTTTCCACGCGAGCGGCTGGCAGTAGCAGCGGCCTTGTCGGCAATGGGCAACATTTCCGGGCTGCGCTATGAAGACAAGGTTTACGGCGTTACCACCAATCAATTTATATTTTGCGTGGCAGGCTCTGCAACCGGAAAAGAAGCGATACAGCAGGCCCAAGCCGAAATTCATAAAGCGGCAGGGATAGCACCTGCAACCCACGGCGCGATCAAATCCGAGCAAGAGATAATCCGCAACCTAATCGACCACCAGGCGGCTTGCTATATTATTGATGAGATGGGCCTAGTGCTGCAGAAGATCGACAATGCTCGGAAGCGTGGCGGTGCGGCATACCTTGAGGGAGTCATTGGTGCGCTAATGTCGGCATACTCAAAAGCAAATTCGTTTATGCCATTAGGTGGCGATGTTCGCAAAGAGATAAAGATGCAGTTGGCTAAAGAGTTGGGGCAACTAAAGAAGCGCCAGGCAGATGGGGCCGATGTTGAGGCGGACATTGCATCAATCGAGCGGCAGCTGTCGACGCTTGACAGCGGCTTAGAGCGTCCTTTTCTGTCATTGATAGGGTACACAACGCCAGTGACTTTTAACGGTTTAGTGGACTATGAGCAGTCAGCAAACGGCTTCTTTGGTCGGTCTTTGATAATCCAAGAGAAGGAAACCAACCCAAAAGCCAAAAAGCGGTTTAAGACTCTGCCAATGGATATGACGATGAACATGACCCTGGCTAGTATCTACAACGGCGGCTCGGTTGCAGCGACTGGAAAACAACGGGTTGAGCACCTATCCGACCGAGTCGAAATACCAACAGAGGCGGCGGCATTGGATCTGCTGGACGCTATAGAAGACGAATTCCACGCGATGGCTGAGAAGTCTAAAGAGGCGACGCTTGAAGCCATACCACGGCGCGCGTTTGAGCTGGTTTTAAAGGTTAGCTTGGTGTTAGCCATCGATGATGGTTTCCGATCAGTAGAGCATGTTCGATGGGCTTACGCGTTCGTAAAAGCGGACATTCAAGCCAAAGTTAACCTGGCAGCGGGCAATATGGCAGCGGATGATCGGCGGCATGATGAAGCGTTACACCGAAAGATATTGAATATCCTAGACCATGACGGGCTTGGCGAATCCATAGGCGTTATTGCAAACCGGTGCAGACCAGCAAAAAAACAGGATGTTCTAACATCGCTGGAAATATTAATTGAAAAAGGTTTCGTTAAAAACGAGCAAATAACGGCTTCAAATAATAAAGTAACTGAAAAGTATTTTTTGGCATGATACCTGTATATCGATTGTAGCGCAGCGGCGCTACACTACAATTTTGCAATAATGGCCGCCTAGAGCGGCTTTTTTTATGTCTGTTGCAATAGGATAGTCAAAATAGTACAATAGAGACTCAACCAATTAATGAAGGAAATACAGATGAACATTAAAGACATTGAGCTGTACTGCGCCGAGTATTCAAAACATACTAAAATGTTTAGTAAAATTGGATTACCAATAAAAAAAGCAAAAATCGCATCAAGCAACCTTCTTTTGAGAGAATACGGGGTAACCATTAATGATGTTTATGATGTAATAGGCATCCCAGATGAAGGCAATGAAAATGATGATGAAATACTAAATAAAGTTTTAAGCGTTTTGAATTCTGGCCCCATGACCATTGGCATTATATGCAATAGGCTTAGACCGTTTAATAAAGATGATATTGTTGAATCTGTTGAAAACCTGGTTAAATCTAGCAATATTATAAAAAAATCAGAAAAGACATCAACCAACAAGATTATCTACAGATACTCCATAAATAACAATGTAGTGCAATGTAGTGTTCCAATATAGTGAGCTAGGCCGCTCTACAATGGGGCTTTCAGAGTTTTATAGCTAGATACATAGTTAGCCCTATATAATTAAAAATAAATAACAATTATAGAGATATAGTTATTCTAGTCTAGGTGGTTTTGAAGCTATTGAAAATATAAGTATAACTATAATGACTATATAGCTATAAATCGATAAGAGGCCCATTCTAGAGCGTTTCCAATGTAGGACAATGTAGGCCAATGTAGCGGGCGGGCAATTAATGCTTGCACCTTTGCGACTTTGCTAGTAATTTGGCCAAACAAACAACGGAGAGCAAACAATGAAAAACGAACAGATTCTATCTATATTGATTTCTGCGCTACCGGCGGCAACCGTTACGCGCCCAGATTCTGGTTCTATTTATCTGAGCTTTGCAGGCTGCAAGGTTAAGCAGATCCGAATTGCAGGCCATGCTGGTCATAAGTCAAAGAAAGGGCACTGGGAATTGCGAACAGATGCAGCCACCAGCCGGAAGGGGTTGGGTCGTATATATAGCGCAGGATCTATTAACCAGCTGATCAAAGAATTCAAATAAAAGCGGAGAGCACAAACAATGAATAAATTAATCGACGACATTACCGGCTATACGTTCACCTGGCAGGTGGCAAAGACTGACCCTGACCTTTCTATGGCTATTGCACGAAAGTTTAACCACGGGCTTCCCAGGCTGTCTCACACGCAAGCCAACGCCATATTTAAACAGATACTCGGGTTTGACGTTCATTCGGTGGTATTAGAACAATGAAACTGCAAGAAGCACTGGATGCCGCATACGCTGAGATGAACCAGGCTTGGACCGATTGGAGTTACCCGTATGAGCTTGTTGGTGAAGGTTACGACAATTGGCGCAAAGCTTACGAGAAATGGAGCGATGCTTACGAGGCGGTATCTGAATATGAGAGAGGATTAAATGATGAATAAACTTGAGAAGTTGAAAATAGCTTTTATCAAAGCAGACCTTGCTTATAAAAAAACGTACGCTGCGGAGGAAAAGGCTAGCCTTGCGCATGAAAAGACTTGTATTGCCAAGAGAAAGGCTTCAGATAAATGGTTTGATACTCATTATGATTATCAAGCAGAACGCAACCGATTAAAAAAATAGAGTCAGAGCAATGAAAAGCCCATGTGACAAGACCTGTAAAATAGAAAATAATTTTTGTATCGGTTGCGGGCGGACGCTAAATGATATAAAAATATGGGCATCTGCTACAACAGCAGAGCAGCAAACTATAATTGAAATGGCAAAACGGAGATTAAAATGATGAATTTAAAGCAGGAAAAAGATCAGATTATTAAACAGCGCGTAAAAATCGAACAGCGATTAGATGAGCTGGCATACATTGACGATTGCGAAGCGGTGGTGGATTTGGATACGGCTTGTCACGCCATTAATGAGCTTGAGCAGCATATGCTACTAATGTTAGAGCGTATTGGCCGACAGAAGATACTGGAAGACTCCAAGAGGCGCTAATAATGGAACGACAAATAGAGCTAATGCGGCTGGCCAACAAATCAGTGTTCACTATCGCCCGTGAGCTAAACATAGGTGAAGATGAGGTGTTGGCGGTCATAGCAGGGCTAAAGATGCCGCTACCACGGTCGAAATCGACGGGCGAGTCGGCTGCGATAGCGTGTAAGAAGCGCAGGGCCATTGAGGCGCATCATAACGCTAGGATTGAGCAAGACGGGCATGATTCACTGGACGATTTGCTGGACTACTAAAACAACGGAGCAAAAAACTATGATCGGAACAACACTAGATAGATTCTGGACATATTTGGAAGGCAAAGACTTGGCACACGTATATAACGCAGCGTTCGGGTCGGGTGCGGCACGACAGGCCTTCTTTTTAGATGTGGATTCCTCCGAATGGCTGAACAGCATGCCATGCGGGCGATTGACAGGCGGTGAAGTGATGCAAATGCGGGAGGCGCGGGCAGAGTGGGCAACCCCTATGGTTGCTGCTGACAATGTGAACCATCCGGCGCACTACACTTCACACCCCAGCGGCGTCGAGGTTATCCAAATAGTTGAGCATATGGGTTTTTGCCTTGGCAATGCTGTCAAATACATCATGCGATGCGACGAGAAGGGCGCGGCGATTGAAGATTTGAAAAAAGCCGTATGGTATCTTGAGAGAGAGATTGCGAAACGGGAGCAAAAAGACTAATATTGCCTTTCCGTTGTTTGTACTCCCTTTGCCCTGATGCGTTCGGGGCTTTTTTTTGTCCGGCGTTTGGTGGTAGACTCGCACTGTTTAACCGCTAAGGAGGTGATACCTCTGCGACCGGTCAACGCTAAACCGGTGCCTTTACCCGATGCTAATCG